AGGGTTAAAAGTCATGCCCAAATCCAACACCACAAAGCAACAATAAGCCCTAAAACAATCAACATAGTTTTCATTAGGCCGTACCAATATCTTCAACAGTTAATAAAGCGTAAGCGCCTGCTAAACGATTAAGCAGCGGTGTGCCGGTAGTAGAAGAAGCGATTGCAGTACCAACAACGGTTACAGAACCAGCAGAAAAAGTCACTATTGCACAACAAACAACAGAACCAGTCAAAGCAACTGCAACAGGGGTTTGCAAATAGCCAACGGCAATCAGTTGCCCGACAGCATTGCTTTGTCGAATACGAAGAATAGTTGAACCTGAAATGACTGTAGGTGTATTTACTGCAGGTTCTATATAAGTAATTTTGTAGTATCGGTTTGCTTCAGCAGTAAATGTGAATGTCATACCTGTTGCTATGACTTCACTTGTAGTCAGCGTGTAGTTGGTCGATGATGTTGCTGGTGCCGCCATCACCCCACGGGGAAAATTGTTACATTCGGTACTAGAAAGCACCTGGCCGGCAGTGAAACTATCGTTAGGCGTTGTCGCCATAATTAGGCTGCCCGATAGAAAAGGTTAAAGTTAATAATGTCGCTAGTTGTCCAAGTCATTGGGACTGTGGCGTTGGCGTTTTGGTTCTGTAAGTAGGCACCTGCAGCGTTTTGTACTGATGCTGTCAAAGTTGAAGCCGAAGCGACATAACGAGCGACACCCGAAAAGATTGTCGTCGCTGATGCATCATAAAACGATAGTAAACCGTAATTTTGACCAACAGCAGACATGTCGGCGTTAGCGTTTATTGGCAAGTTAATCGTGATAGCGCCAGTGACTGATGAAGTTGTACCCAAAGTAAATGAACCGTAGTAGTGAACCCAGTTATTGACCCGACAATAAGCGCCTAGTGACGTGCCGTTGCCTGCCGTAACGTTCGCAAAACTTGGGGTGTAACTGGTATAAGTACCCAAGACCGTGTTGCCAACAGCAACTTTGGCTTCTAACGCTTCAACAGCGTCGTTAATATCACTGTGCTGTTGGGCATGTGACGGTGAAGTCAACAGACTTGTTGTCGTTGGGTTAGTGAAAGTGTCTAAACTTGTGGGATATGAAATTGCCATTGTGTTACCAGCCTAATCTTGCGCCCTGTTCGACGTTTGTGTCGTTATATATCCAATCAGTCTGATTATACATTATTGAAGGTTGGTCGTAGGTAACAGGGCCACCACCCAAAATACCCAACAGACTGCTATCTAAAGTGAAATATTGGTAGAGCGCCAACGGTGACAAATAGACTTCAAACGTTGTTTGTTCCGGTGTGGCGTTAATGCCAATACCTTCGATAACTACATCTACTGTGGTATCTGAAGTTTGACCAGGCACAAGGTAATTAAGCCGCCAAACTTTACTAATGGCCGCATTGAACCCAAAGAAAGCCACTAGAAGCCCTTGCACGGCGGCTTTGACTTGGGGAATATCAAAAATGTTGACACTGAAAGTTTGCGACAGCGGGTCGGATTGGCTATTGGCTACCCATTGGGCATTACCTAACGCTTGCGGTTCTGAATAGTCAACCGTGGTTACCGTCATACCGTTCAGGCCGTAGGTGGTGATGCTGTCGGCGTTTGTGCCTGTCTGGTCGGCTAGTCCGTTTGAAGATACGGTGCAGCTGTTAAAAAAGTTCAGGTTGGCTTTGTAGCGGGTGACGTCATTATATGACAATTCAGTTGCTGTAGGGCTATTGCGACTAAACGAAAAAGTAGAAGTTGAAGCAGCGACGTTGCTTCGACCATTCAACAATAGTGATTCTTGGAAGAAACCAATAACCCCACGTTCAGTATTAAAAAGAAGGTTTAGATAGTTGTTGACTGAACCTGTGTATGTTGTTGCTGAAGCCGTGGAACTACCAGCAGAAACTACATAGACGTTACCTGAAGAAGGCGTGTAGTAAGTCGTTACAACGGTTGCCTGGGCTGAAGTTGAAGCTTGGTTTATTACTGCAGCGTTACGCAAAATGCGACCGTTACGGGCCAACATGTCAGCAAACTGCACAGTGACCGTGGAAAGTCCCGTGCCACCTGGGTAATCGTTAAGTTCTACGCCTTGTACCCAAAAACGTTGAGCGCCCGTATAGGTGCTTGCGGTCAGTTCCCAAATATCGTTTAACACAAAACTGTCGGCAATGTTTGTGTTGTTGTTTAAGGTCACATTCAGTACGCCACCAGGGTAATTGTCTAAATAATTGTGTCGACCCTGAAAATAGTTCAGCGACAAAATAGAACTAGTGACATCTAAAAGTGAACTGACTTGTATCAAATTCCAATCAACTTTGGGCATTACATGGCCCGAATGTTTACAGGCACAGGGCCAGACTGACGGACATACTGCTGCAAAGCCCTAACAATACTGTTGGGGTCGCCACCGTTGACATTTACTGTTATGTTTGAACCGCCACCCATATTGCCTAGTTTGTTCAAAGGTATAACCGCTTCAGGCCCGTTGCCTTCACCAATCATTGCCAAGGTTGGACCGGTCACAATGCCACCATTAGCCATGTGGGGAATGTATAAGCCGTGACCCGTAGCATTGGCAGCCATAGAAGCTTTGCCAATCAGAACGTTGTTTCCGTTAATCAGGTCAATAAGTTTGATAGCGCCTTCTAGGTCGCCCGTATCAACAAGAATTTTGATTGCCTTTTGTGAAACAATGTCAAGCCCATTGGTGATTCCTTGAAGGCTTGTCAAGGTGTCCAACAATTTTTGGCGGTAATCAGCAATATCTTTTTGCGACCCTGAAGCAAACGCTAGTGCAGCAGCAGCTTTCAAATCTTCTAACTGTTGTTTCACGGTGTCAATGGCTACCGTGGTTGACAAGGCACCAGTCAAAATATCCCATTGGTGTTTCAATTTGTTTATTTCAACGTTGGCGTTTCGTGCTGGTTTTACAATCCATTCTTCAAACTTTTCGCCCATAACTTTTGCGGCTTTAGCCAAAGGTGTCAGGGCATCTATCCTGGCTTGCTTTATAGATTCTTTCAAGCTGTCGGTTTCAGCTCGTGCCAGTTTCATATCGTCAGCAAATACGACAATTTTCTTTTCGTCATCACTGCTGAACCAACCAAAAAAACTTCCAACAGCATCAGCGATTCCACCAATAACAGCGGTCAGCGGTGAAAAGATTGTACTGACAATTGCCCACAATTTTTTAAAAGCCCAAGTTATACCGTCAACAATCTTACCGATAAGTCCAAATTTAATTATCAACAACGCAACAGCGGCGACAATCGCAATGATGATTCCAATACCTGTAGCAACCCACAAAGCGGTAAATGACGAAGCAGTAACAGCATTAACGGCCGCGGTAATAGCACTAATAGCAGCCCATGCAGACATCGCCGCATTGGTTAAAAATATGGCGGTGGCAAGTACACCAACAGAAACACCTAAACCGACAACCAAACCAACGTTGTTTGAAATCCAATCTGCTATGTCTTTGAAAGCGGGCATTAGTTCTTCCAAAATGGGGGCAACAGCAGCGCCAACAGATTCTTTAAATTCGTCCATTTGTATAGCAAACGATTTCATTTTTCCTGAAGCAGTATTTGCTGAAGTCGAAGCGGCACCGCTGAACGTAGAACTTAAAGCAGCAAAAACTTCGTCAGTAGTAGCACCGTTTTTAATCAGGCTTGCCAGGGCAGGGTCAAGTTTCTTTAATGGTCCTAGTTGCCCATTAAAAGCCTTTGCCAAAGCGTCAGATACGGCACCCAAGTCTTTGCCTGTACCGGCAGAAACATCTAATGCTAAACCTAACAAATCTTGGGCTTTGCCAACATCACCAGTTGCACGGACAAGGCTATCTAAGGCTGGGCGTAATTCATTATCAGATACAGCAGCTGCAATACTGGTTTTAGTAATGAACTTTTCGACTGCTCTAACTTGGGCGTCAGTTGCCCCTGTCGTATTTTTTAGACTGGTGGCAAGAAGTTGTGCAGCTTTGTCATCTTCCATGAAAGCTTTTAGAGCGTCACCAGCAAAGTTGGCTAAAACACCCATAGCCATTGCTGCAGGTACAGCTGCCTTCTTAATAGCAAATTGGGCTTTTTGCCCTGCTGTTTCTAGTTTCTGAAATTCCCTAACGGCACGGTCAATACCTTTAGGGTTGAAGTCGCTAATAATCGGAATGGATATTGCAGACATCAAACAACCTTAAAGTTCTTGTTCACTTCAGCCATTACATCATCAGCAACCTTTTTGACGTTGGCGCTGATATCACTAATCTTTGTTTCAAATACTGGCCAGATAACACGGCTAGCAGACCTACCAAATTTGGTACTAAAAGCGGTTGCCAAAAGGTTAGCGTTGGCACGGCCCGCAATGTCAAAGATTGAAGCTGCAGGGTTTTTTTGCATTACAGAAAAAGCGGCACCAGTTTTTTTGTTATTGACACGAAGGGAAACACCTTTAACAGCGGCAGCTGCAGTCAACGGAAAAACTTGTCGACCTTCAGGTGACCATTTGCGCTTCGTACCACTAGGAAAGCGTGAATCGTCATAACTGGCTTTCATGGCGTCGGTCATTGGTTGGGCAACCATTTTCATGTTTGCGACATACGCCTTCTTAAAACCAGGTTCAACCTGTGCCAAATATTTAACGGCTTCTTTCAGGCCCAACACTTCAATACCAGTTGTTAAGCCTTCCATGTCATTTTCTGCTTTCGTTAATGACCTTAATCACCGTAGTCAAGTCGTTAACATCAAAGTCTACTTCAGGTGGCCAGTACCCTGTCGCCGCTAAAAGTTGCGCTAAAGCGTGTCGATAGGTACTGGCAAGGTAGGGCGGTCAGGTTCATCGCTAACCACTTCAAGCAACACCAGTTTCTTAATGAAATCGTCAAGTACCACAGGCACCATAACGTTGTGTTGTTGGCAAGCCTGGTGTGCCAGATACGCCAAATCTTCAATGCCAATACCGTTGGCCATATCACTGGCTTTGCGTTTGAATTTGCGTTCCCACGAAACAATGGTGAAAAGGTTTGTGCTTACTTCGATTGGGCCTTCGCCTTGGTCAACCCTAAGGGTTAGTTGCATGTCGGGTTCCTTTGTTAGTTGTTTGTTTAGGCAGTAGCGACGGTGTAAACCCCGCCCTTAAAAGTAATGTCAATTTCCGATAGTTCACCATATTTGGCGTCAATCACTGGCAAAGTTTCTAGGAAAGTTCCGGTCAAAGTAAAGCTTGGGTTTGTGGCGCTGGTAGCAGACGAAGAAGGCTTCAAAATGACAGTGGTTGCAGTGCCAACCAAAGCGGCAAGTGTGGCGTAAGTTTCTGTGGCGCTATAGCTCATTAGCAGTGTCACGTTTAGTTCGTGGTCACCCAAACCAGCTGTATAAACACGGCTGGTGGAACCAAAAGCAGTTGATTCAAGAGCGTCATACTTGACCGACAAAGTGGCGCTACGGCATTGGTCCGATAAATCAACGCTGTTGCAGGTAAAAGTCGGATTCGATAAATAAGTGCTTGTGGCCATTTTGGGTCAATCCTTTTTTGGTAGTGCTTTAGTTTTAGCAGATTTTGGGGCAGTTGTGTCGTTTACGATTTCGTCAGAAACAATAAAACCGTGCGCTAACAATGCTTCAATGTTGATACCTTCACCAGGCACAAATTTTTCACCAACAACACCAATTTTGTCGCTAATAATTGTGTATTTCATGTTCACCCTGCTGTCTGTGCTTGCATTTCAATGGATAGGTCATAAGCGGCAAAAGTCTGGCCGCCAATAGGTAGGTAACCAGGTCGCCCAGATTTCACTGCCACGTTCTTAGATAGAAGGCTTGCAGACATGTTTAAAACGTTCCGTAAGCCGTTCAAATCTGCTGCCCCTAGGGTGATGACTTTTATCGAAAAAGTCATGGTGACAATGTTGTAATTGAAGGCGTCAAAACTTGGGGCGTCAATGAAAACACACGGCGGGTTAATTTTGTTGGGGTCATAGACAACCCTTAAACCTGTGATGGTTGTCAACGTATTTGCAAGGTCATCTAATGCTTCGTTGAAAAGGTCTGTATAACCGCCTTGGTCATAGATGACACCTTCTTCTTCGTAGGTGATGGTGTCGTCATAAATTATTTCGGTTGTGGGTGCAGCCATTAGGCCACCGCTGGGCGTGGGATACCGGCTAACTGTTTAATCAACGGCGACAGGCCCGTCACTGCAGCTGTACCCATATCTGAAAAACTAGCGAAATTGTCAATGGCACCGCGCTGACGGTACAGGCTGCCGCCCATCATAATCGTGGCTAATTCAACATCACCTGAAGGGACAGTTGACAAAGAATCGGTGTAACCAGCTTCTTGCCTTCGACGATAAATAAGGTCACAAGCCGCCACAGCGCATTGGGCTAGAAAAGCGGTTTCGTCACCACCAACTAATGCCAAACCCAACCAGGTGCCAATCTGTGTGCCAGATATCCAAGTGCATGTTTGGGTGTACGTCAACAATCCTGTTGGGATTGCGGCACTTCGGTCTAGGTTGTCGCTTACGTCATAGAACAACACCTGGTTAGGTATCGGCCAGTTGTAGTCAAAAAGTAAGTCGCCTTGGCTGTCAACACCACGGAAATAGTATGACGGCAAGTCATACACAACATGGTCACCATTTAGACCGTGACCTAAACCCGACAAGGTCAAGGTTTGACCTAAAGCCACGTCAGGTTCTGTCAAAGTTTGTACAACAGCGTAATTGTCTATTCGCTGATGGAATATAACTGCATATTCAGCCATGGGCGGCTAACCGCCTTTCGACTATGCCTGGGTGATTTTTTGAATCATTGAAGCGTTGGCTTTGAACGTACAGAAATATCCGTGGGTGGATACTGCACGGGTCAAAGTGGTGGGCTGGTCAAGCGACATAATGCCCTTCCAATCTTCGTAGATTTCAAAGCCGATGTCTTTCATAATGACCATGGTTTTGGTGGCAAAGTTGTTGTCAACAACAAGCTTCAATCCAAGTGGGCCTTGGTCGTTACGGTTGTTTGAACTGCTAAGTGACGTTGCATTACCGACACCCATGCTGTTCATGCCGGACAAGCCACCGTTAAGGTTGGCGAACAATGTACGGCCAGTGGTATCGGCAAGCTGCATGATTAGTGCATAAGTGGCGGGGTCGACGAACATGTGGGTTGGCAACATGTTGGTTGCAGTCAAAGTTACTACGGCGGCGTCATAAATTGACTTGTAAAGGTCAGCAACGGTCAAGTCCCAAACACCAGCTGATGTTGCAGCGGCAAGCAAGTTGTCTGCAGCTTCGTTATCGGTGCCAACCATGTAGCCGCCAATCAAATCGTTGATTGTAATTTGAAGGGCTGCGGGGTCCGTGAAGTCGATTGTCTGGTAGGAAATGTTTGCGCTGTTCGCGAAAGTTTTCTTAGTGACCGTGTTGTTTGCAATCACGCCAGTCTGGGTTGCAACAGCTGAACCTTCAGTTTGTGAAGTTGCTGTTGCCTGGTGGGTTGTCCACGTTGGGCGGTTAAAGGTGCTTGAAGGCGTGTTCGGCATAGCCCTTGCGCCCAGTGCCGAAACGACAGGTCGCATGTAGTTAATGTCTTCAAACACAGGTCCCATGGTTACCTGGGTCAACAAGCCTGGCACCGATGTCAGGAATTCGTCACCAGCTGCAGCGGTAACAAGCGGGTCACGATGGAAGTCACGGTAATCTTGGAAAACCTTTTGGGCGTTAATCCAAGCGTCGCCACCCTTGTGCATGGCGGCCATGTATTCCCAAGCGTTAGGGATACGGGGTTCTTTTTTGACTGAAGCAAAAATTGGTGAAGTGGGGATTACGACTTCAGCGGCGGCGGCTTGAATTTCCATTGGGGTTTCCTTTTCGGTTTCGGCTATGACTTCTTCTTCGACTTCTTCGTCGGGTGCTGAAGCTGCTACTTGACTGATAGTAGCACCAGCAAAAGCAGGCGTGGGGACTAGCGAAAGTTCTACCCAATCGGCTGCAAACACAATCATGTCGCCGTTGTCATCAAACTTGTAGTTAGTCGGATTGACACCCACAGACACAGAATCTAAAACACCGTCAGCTGCAAGCACTAGGGCTTCGTCACCGGCACGGGTGTTGCTAATTTTGGCGGTGAACATCATGCCTTCAGCGGTGTCTACCCTTTCGGTGACAAGGCCAACAGGTTGGGTTGAATCGTGGTACATAAACAGTTTTGGCATTTTGCCTGTGGTTGGTAGTGAACCAGCTGCAAAAGAAACACGGGTGCCATCAGCGACGGTTGCAAAAGTGTCGTAAGGCAAAGCGGTGCCTGTGATTGTGCGGCGTGAAGGTTCCCCAGGGGCAGCGGCGTCAATCGTAAAGTTAGACAAATTGAACTTAATCATGCTAGTTGCTCCTGGGTGTTTTGTTGTGGCATATCAGTTTTAGCAGATTCTGGCAAGGTGTAGTCCTTTAAGTATTCGTCAAAATCAAATTCGCAACTAGTACCCCTGGGTAGTTGTTGGCTTAAAGCGGCGCTAATTGCTTCGGCGTACATTGACAATCCGAAGGTCCATAGGTCTGCTTTGGCGCTTTGACTGTTTGTATAGGCGTATGAACCAGTCGAAATGCCCAAAAGGTATGGTGGCACGTTGCACAATCTTGCACATTCAAGTGCCTGATAATTAGCGGCTTCAATCAACAGCATTTTGTCGGGTGTCGCATTGGTTTCGGTATACGTCAAAAATTCGTTTAATGCTGCAGTCTGGTTGGTTGCTCTAGCGGCATTGAAAGCTGCAGATAGGTCTGCCAGTTCTGTGGCGCTTAACGGTTCGCCACCAGTTTGTTTAAGGATTCCGGCAGGAATGGCGCTAGTTGAATTGCGATATCTTGCAGCTTCAAGTTGCAGGGCCGTAGCTATGACTTGTTCTGACATGTAAATCATGCCCTGGGTTGGCGACAAAATTTGCACTACATCTTCAGTTGGTAACTGTTGACCATTAAAGAAAATGGCGTCAGACTTACCAAACCAAACAGGTCCGGCCATATCTTCAGTTGAAATACTGCCCATTGGCAAACGGGTTGCTGAAGCCATATAGCCGTCGCTAGTCCTAGAAGTAATCCAAAGCATGCTTCGACCAAAGAAAAATAAATCATCAAAAATCCATGGGTACAAAAAGTTGTTAGGCATTTTTGGGTCTAACTGTGACAGCCATGAACGGGGCGCTAACGGCACCTGTTCCATAGATTCACCGTTCCAAATTTCGGTATACATTTTCATTTTCATGCACGCCAAAACTGAAGCCATAAGGTCACGGGACCTAGAAATGGCGGCTACCGACATAGCCTTATTTCTTGCTTGCCCAGCCTGGTAAGCATAAAAGTTACCTATGTTCGCCATGCTGTTTTGTTGTGGAAAGAAACCGCTACCAGCTGCAGCCGCCTTTGCAGGTGTAGGACTGACAGCCGCTTTGTTTACTTTGCTGAAGATTCCCATGTCGTTTTCCTTTGGGGTGTGTCCCTGCCCTGCCCGACGCAAGACAGGGACAAAATCACTTTAGCCTTTGACAGGTTCACGGTGTCGTAGATACAACAAACAT